ACCAAGAAGAAATACTTGCTACTATCCTTGCTTCTGTAGGTGGAGGACAAGTTATTATTGAGAGCACCCCTAATGAAATGGGAGATAAGTTCCACGAACTTGTTATGGAAACGATAGAGACCAATGGTGAGAATGGTTGGCACTTATGTTTCTTTCCTTGGGACGTTCACGAAGACTACTACATTGAGCCTCAACCTACCTTTAGAATAAGAGACACAGAGAACATTCTATTAGAAGAGAACGGTTGGTCTGTAGGTCAGATAGCTTGGAGAAGAAAGCAGATAGCAACCTTAGGTAAGGAAAAGTTCTACAGAGAGTATCCCGCAAGTGTAGCTGAAGCATTTAGGTTTACAGGAAAGAACTATTTTTCTGGTGTTGCCTTGGATAGAATAAAACCTATCAAAGACACAACGAATAAGTATTCTGCTATTGGAGAACCTGTGTCTGGACTTGACTATGTTATCTCTGCTGATGTTGGTGCTGGCTTAGGGCAAGACTATTCTGTTGCCTGTGTTATGTCTGCTGCTACAAGACAGCCTGTTGCTTGGTGGTGGTGTAATGAAACCTCCCCTGCTAAGTTTGCTGAGAAACTATTTGACTTGGGTTGTCTATGGAATATGGCTGAGCTTATTGTTGAGAGCAATAACACAGGACAGGTTGTTCTTTACAAACTAAAAGAAATGGGCTACACTCGTTGGCTATGGACCAATGATAAAGGCAAGCCATTCCTTACTACAAAGAGAACCAGACCTTTACTCTTTGAGGGACTTAGAGAAACATTAGACGACGGGTTATTGTTATCTTTACCTATGTCTGTCTTGGAAGAACTACGTTCTATTATCTATGTAAATAAGAAACCACAGCACCCACGTTCAGGTCACGACGATAAAGTTATGGCCTTAGCTCTTGCTTGCTATGCTGTAAAGGAGTATCCCATAAAGGTCGTTCATAACCACAAAGAACATTTCTTTAACCAACTGAAAAGAAAGCGAAGAGCAAAAGAAGCAAATAGGAAGATACCTTGGAACATTAGGTCTGGGGATAAAAAAGGTTCTTATTAGAGCATAACTCAAACTCATTACTATTTATTATCACATTAGGAGCACATAAATGAAAGCACAAGACATAGCAGAACTCTATCACCAACACAAAGAATATTGGGATAGACAAAGACCGGAACTGGAAAGATACAAGTCTGCTTACGAAACAAAGTTCTGGCAGAACCAATACTACGGTATGAACGATAACCAAATGATAAACGTCCAAACAAGTGATGCTTATGGTTACATAGAAAGTTTCATTGCTTCCCTCTTTGCAAAGAACCCTGCGGTTATTGTAAAGCGTGGACTTCGCAATAGAGGAGACAAGGATAAGGCACAAGCTGTTGCTAACGACTTCTTGTTGCGTGCTCGTAATGAGATAGAGAACGTAGCACGAATGGCTCTTATCTATCCTATGGCTTTCTTTAAGCTTGTCCCTGACGACAACCAAGAAGAGCTTTACGATAAGGTCTATCCTGTTGCTGTTGCTCCTTGGCAAGTTATCATTGATAGAGAAAGTCCTCGTTGGGATAAGTCTCGTTATGTGGCGCATTGCTACTACCTTCCCTTAAGTGAAGCACGAGAGAAGTTTGGTAATAAAACTTTTAACCCAACAAGCAAAGACGAATACTTTAACGCTGACCCACAAGACGAACCTGATGGTTATGGTGAAGACAAAGAGTATGTTGAGATAGTTGAGTTCTATGACTTGGTGAATGACGAACTTATCTTTTACTGTCCTCAGCACGGTCAAGGTAATAACATTTTAGAAAGAACAAAGTTCATTCCATTCCGTAATGTAAACAATAAACCTTCTGTGCCTATCATTCCTCTTTACTTTAATAAGATACCTGACTGTCCTCTTGATGGTTATTCAGCTATGCGTCGTGTTTACGACCAACTCTACGAGATAAACATTATCCGTAGCTTCCAAGCTAACTCTGTCCGTAAGGCTTCTCGTCAGTATCTTGTAAAGGCAGGACTATTAGACGAAGAGGATATGGCTAAACTAACAGCAGGCATTGACGGACTATTCATTGAGGTTGATGATGAAGACTTAGCTGGTGCTATCCGTGCGGTTCCACAAAACCCTACACCACCTGAGTTGGAAGCTTACTACAATATGGTCCAGAACGATAAAGACAAAGGCTCATTGCTTGCTCCCTTTACTCGTGGTGAAGCACTTAAAGCAACAGCCAGTGAGATAGTTGCCTTGGCTTCCTACTCTGCTACAGAGCTTGGACGAATGGCTCGTGAAAGAGACGGAGCAATAGAAGTGTTAGCTCACACCTACCTGAATATGGTCTCAACCTTTATTGATAATGATAACATTATTTATTTACAGAACTCACTACAGAATGTAAGTGAAGATGACCTGAAGGGAGACTTTGATATCTTCGCACAAGACCAAGCCTCAACACCTATCAGCGAGCAGGTAAAGCAAAACCAACTGCTTATGAATATTCCTACACTCGTTCAGTTAGGAGTTCAGCCTGATAAGATATTAGAACAAGTTGTTCGTAGTCTTGGCTTACCAGAAGACTTCTTAGAGAAGGCACCAGTGCCCCAACAAGAGCCGCAAAATGTTTCACGGGGCATTGAGCCACAGGTTGGAACAACAGAGCAGGCTATCCAAGCAGGAGCACCTAAGAACATAAGACCGTTCTTACCAACTGAGGGGATAGGATAATGGGTTTCTTTAAAATGAAATGTGGAGACTGTGATGAAACCTTTGAGGTTTTCCAACGCTGGGTTATTGACAAAGAAACCAGAGAGACAGTCCATAACTTTGAGTTAGACGATATCTATTGCGGACACGAAGAATGTTTCTATGAAGACTACAAAAGAGTAGACGATAAGTTTATTGGCTGTGGTTCTAATAACACCTTCCGTGTTTTACAAGGTGGTTCATTCTCTATCTCTTCCAAAGGACTGAACGGAGACCACCAAGGTTTCTACTCACCAGACTTAGGAAAACACTTTAACAACCAGTTTGAGGCGTGTGAGTATGCCGAAGCAAATGGTTTTAAACGCTTGTCGCAAGTAAACATTGATGACGTTATGCAACGACGAGTAGACTTAGACGCACAAGACAGCGCTGACCTCAAGGCTATTCAGTCTATGGAAGCTGCCGGTGTAGATAAAGCAGAAGCCTATGGTAAGGTCTTCTCAACAAAAGAACTCAAGAAACGAGGACTATTAGACAACAGCATTAAAGGAGACGAGTAATGGCTATTAGAGAAAACAAACAAATGGAAATGGATGTCTTAGAAGTAGACACCACTCCACCAACAGACGAAAGTGTGTTACAAGAAAAGGTAGAGCAAGAAGAGCAAGCCTTTGATAAAATGGTAGAAGCTGTTTCACCGGAAGGTGAGTATAGCGAGGGAGCCATAGAAACTATCACTACAAGCATTAACGATGTCTTGTCTTTATTCGGTCCTATGGCCGAGCCTATTGTTGCGGGAGAGAGTGAAGGCTTTCTACCAGCTTCTATTACGGCGGCTATCTCTATGATAAGTCTTGCCGCACAGGATGCTGGAATGGAAGAGTTTGCTATTGACCCAACAACCCTAACAAACGACAGAGCCTTGATAGAGGCTGCGGGCAAACTAAATGCCTTAGCGTCAAACCAAAACTTTGGAATGTTTCTAAAAACCTCACCGCAAAGTGTAGGCATAGAAGTAGCACAAGCAGAACCTGCTATGGCTTCTCCAGCAATGGGACAAGAAGAAGTTGATGTTGACGCACTGTTCGCTTCCAGAATGTAAGGAGATACTAAATGGAAAACCAAACAACAGCGACTGGTCCCGCTACAACAGAGACCAATACCAAAGTTGCAGGAGTAAACGTACATGACACCCAAAGCCACCGCACCCACGCTTACGACGCCTTGGCGGCAGCCAAAGCCGACATTGCCCGTGGAAAAGCCGAAGCCGAAAGCGCCCAAGCAGCCCAAACAACCGAAGGCTCCCAAGCCGAAGCAACCGGACAAACCGACACGTCGTCCGTTAGTTCCTCGCTTTTGGAAGCTAATGTTGAGAGTGAACTTCTCAACTCTTCTCACAAAGGAGTTAACTGGAATGACACTGTTGCGGGACTACCCGAAGACGCTCAAAAGCTGATAGGCAACTTGCGTGCTGACTACACAAAGAAGACACAAGAGTTGGCGGCACAACGTAAAGCATTAGAGAGTGAGCGTCAAGCTTTACTTAACAGCGACTTTACAAAGACTTTGGATGAAACCTTAGCAAAAGACACAGGGGAGTTTGACCCGTTCTCTAACGAGAGCGTCCAGAACCGAATAGAGCAAGAAGTAGCTATGCGAATGAAAGCAATGTTAGAACCATTACAGACTGAGTATGAGCTACAACAAAGACAAATGTCTTTACAAAACTTTAAAGACCAACACCCAGACCTTACAACTTACAAGACAGACATTGCTAAGTTGTTGATAGAAGATAACTCTCTATCGTTGGAGCGAGCCTACTACATTGTAAAGGGCAAAGCAAAGACCGAGGAAGCCAGTAGAGCAAGTGAAGAACTTGCTTCTTACAAGCAGGCTGCTCGTGAGTATGGACTGAAAGTTGGTGGTGGCCGTCAGGTTACTATGCAGAAACGCATTCCCGAAAATGTAAAAGCTAAAGGCGCCTATGCTGTTTATCAGTGGGTCGCCGCACAAAAGGCAAATAAATAACTATTTATTTACAACAATAGCCCCCCTCCTTCTGGTTGAGTTGGGATAAGGCTTTTTTGGACCTCAGCAATGAGATAACCTCTAAGACCGAAAAAACAAATACAAGCCGTATTTATCACATTAACTAAAGGAGAAAAAATAATGGCTATTTCTAATGATATTCTCTCCTCAACACTTCGCATTCTAAAGGACCAAGAGGTAGACAACCTCTACAAAGCGGTTCCACTTTTAGATAACATTCGTGCGATGGGTGGTGTTGAGGAGTATGACGGAGGTCAAAAGGTCAATGTACCAATGATACTCGCAGAACACTCTACTATTACCCAACTTTCTACCGGTTATGAGCCTGTCTCATTGTCGGCTGCTGATGCCTTGCGTCAAGCAGAGTTTAACTGGTGCGACTATGTTGCTCCTATTATTATCACCAAGAAGGAAGAACTTTCTAACAAAGGTGAGCGTGCTATTATCTCTATCGCAGAAGCACGAATGAAGTCTGTTATGGGCCTCATTAAGCGTGAGACTGAAAAGCAGATACTTCGTGGCGACAGTTCTATCTTGAGTGAGTTGCTTACTCTTAACGGACACTCTGCCGGTATCGGTTCCGCTACTGGTTTCTTGGAAGATGCTGCTTTTGGAGCACAGACAAATGTTGTCGGTGGTCTTTCTAAAGCTGCTTTCTCTAACGACCTACAGAACCAACGAGTAAATGGTTTGGACTTAACAGCAGGTAACGAAAACATTGTTGAGAAGTTGACTGACCTTTACATTGAGGCTCAAATGCGAACACCAGACGGTTCAGCACCTAACCTTATTATGTGCTCTCCTGCTCTTTACCGTGCTTACAAAGCTCAACTCTTTAACCAAGAACGTTTCATTGACGAGCAAGTGCTTGACGGTGGAAAGCTTGCTTTGAGTTTTAACGGTGCTAAGATGTATGCTACACCATTTATGGATAGCACTCTTGCTGGTGCTGCTAACGACATTAACGCTTATGTTCTTAACACTAAGTTTATGAAGTTGATGTTTGACCGCGACGCTAACTTTGAGATGAGTGACTTTATTGACGCTACTGGTTATGCTTCTCGCTACGCTTACTTAACAGTTCGCGCACAGATGGCGTTCTCACACTTGGCTTCACAAGGACTTGCTTCAGGAGGAAACAACTAATGAGTACAACTTCATACATTAACCGCATTTTTGGACGAGATGAAAGCGGAGTAAACGAGGCCACTGTAACAGCCTCGGCTCGTCGTAAAGTAGAAACATTCGTAGCTGGTGCTGCTATTGCTGTGGGCGACTTTGTTGCTCTCAACTTTGCTGAAACCCACGACGGAGAAAAAGGGCTTGTAGTCAAGAAAGCAGACATTGCTGACACAGACATTATCTGTGTTGTTGGTGTTGCTATTGAGGCTGCTACCACTGATGAGACTTCCTCTGATGGTGGAACTACCAACGACCGAACTAAACTTATTAAAGTTGTAGTTGCTGGTTTGGTAGACCAAGCTAATGTAAGCGGCTCTACAGCCAAAGGTGACCGACTTGTAGTTGGTGGAACCGCTGGCCGTGCTGACGTTGCTACCTCTTTCCGAACCGACCTCGGTGATGGAACAGGAGTAACAACTGGCACTGTAGCTCAACAGCAACAGATAGTAGCTATCGCTTGTGAAGCGGACGCTGCTAACAAAGCTCTTGTTTACGTTTTTCCACAGACACCATAATAGTTTCTATTTGCCTATTTTTTAGGCTCTAAATGAGGGGGGGCACCTGTCCCCCCTCTGTTTCATTACAACGGAGAATAACAATGAACCTCGGCCAAATAAGAGCATATTGTAATAACATTTTAGACTACTCACCAAACGTACAAACCTACATTGATGAAGTCAACGAAGTTATCAACGAAGTCTATCTTACCCACTTCCAAGATAGAGTTTGGGAGTACGCACAGAAGGAAGTAAAACTACACCTCTATGCTGATGTTACTGGTTCTTATGAAGGACAAGCCAATGGTTTGTTTAGACACGGCACAGGTTTACAAGAAGGTTGGGTAGGACACGGACACATTGCCGAAGTTATCTCAACAGTCACAACACCAAGCAACACATTGATAGAGGCAGGACAAGAATACTTTGTCTCTTACAGAGAAGATAGCGGAGGACGAACAGAAGTTTCATTAGAAGTTTTAGGACGCCAAGGCTACGGACAGTACTCTACTGCTGAAAAGAAAGTAATAGAAGCTATCCAACTACAACTAAAGTTTAAACAACGACACATAGTTATGCCCCAAGACTGCATAGAAGTTCTTGGAGTAGGGTTAAGAAATAGACAGTCAGGCATTCGCTCACCGTTCTATGTTCTGCCAAAGTATATGGACGAGCATATGGCTCTGGACTTAGACCTTGTTGCTATCCCTACTGATGTTATCATAACACAACCGGTAAGCATTCAGCAACCACACACACCACCAAGCATAAGCGTTATCTCTACAAGAGCCAACACAGTTCCAGCAACTGGAGACTACGAGATAGCTTACACATTAGTTCACAGAGCACAGACAGATAGTGCTACTTCTATTGTAGAGTTAGAGAGTGCCCCTGTTTATTCTGCTGGTTCATTTGCTCTTACAGCAGGAACAAGCGTTGAGGCTTCAGGGTTATCAATAACAGACACAAGTCCACAGACTGTGTTTAACGATGCTCGTAAGTATGTCTACATAAAAGGACCAGACAGCGAACATTTCTACAGAGCAGCAGACCTATCAGGTGCTGAGGAACAGTCTACCTTTAACAACACCGACGGGCTACTCATTGAGCCAAGCTCATTCATTAGTGCTGCTAAGCTTCCAGAGCACGGTGGGACTTATGCTACAATAAGACTTTACCCAAGACAGGACGCAGACTACGAAGCAAACTTTCGTTATCACTTCCGTCCTGCTATTATGAGAGACGACACAGACACACCGCAAATGCCTGCTGACGCACACCTTTACCTTGCTTACCGCTCTTGTGAAGAGTTGTTTATGAAGCACGGTAACACAGTCCAAGCACAGGCTTACAAAGCAAAAGCAGATAAAGAGTTGCTGAACTTGGAGAACCGCTACTTGACTACTAAAGCAGCCACGCACATTAAAGGTCCTTACAAGGTTTCGTCCGCCTTTATGGGGAGACCGCAAATAACTATCACGAGGCGATAAGAATGAAGACACAAGGCAAAATGCTGGTAATGCCTTTGAGCGGCATAAACCAAAAGATACCACAAGACACAAACTCTGCTACACAACTAATAAACTTTTCTACTGACGAACAAACAGATGGTTGGGACAACCGAATAGGTTATGAACCCTATGCTATCAATGTGTTAGGACAGAACACTTGGGGTCCTTATCGTAACAGTGAAAAAATAACTTCTTGTTTCTATTGGCCTACACACGGTGGAGCTAAAAGTTTTATGCTTTATGAAAGCAACCAGATAGGTTTCTTCACACAGGACACAAACCAAATAAGATACATTGTCGGTAATGACGGTGGTACAACACCAGTATCCTTTGAGAGCATAGACACACAAAGAACAAGACCAGCACAGAACCAACTGGGTTCTTACTTTGAGCCATTCGGTAAAGAACTGGTTATCATAAATGGAACAGATAGACCTATTGTTTTTAACGGAGAAAGAGTTAGAACTTTAGGTTTCGCAACTGCTCCTAACCCACCAGTAGTGTGGCAACCATTATCAGGCTCAACAGAGTTTAACAAGAACGCTGGTGATGTAGCTTACAACCCTATTGAGGCTTCACCTACAGGCTCAGCTTTCTTAGAACCAGCCTCAGTTAAGTATAACCTTTACTATGGTCTCGGCACAAGAACAGACCTGAAAGATAACCAGTATCGCTACAAGGTTTCCTACATTATGGATAACGGTAGTGAGAGCCCCATAAGCAGCCGTAGTGCCCCAGCACGGTGGGTAGCAGACGACACAGGGTTACGACAAGGGCTATGGATAGAAAACATTCCTACGGGCCCTGACGGCGTTGTAGCAAGGCGTCTTTACAGAACACGAAACCTTGGTGATAACCCAACGAATGTAGGAACAGACACCTCTGCTGAGGACGAAGTTTATTTCTTTCTTGACGAGATAAAAGACAATGAGTGTACGCACTACTTTGATATCCGTCCTGATAGCGCATTAGGCTTCCTTGCTCCAAGAGACGACCACTCTGTTTTATTTCCAGCAGGCAAAGGTAATGTAGCAGCTACATTTAAGAACTGTTTATTTATGAATGGTGGAGAGGGAGATGGCTACACACTTTATTATTCTAAGCCACTGAAACCAGACCAGTTCGGTGCTCTTGACTTCTTCCAAGCAGGAAACCAAAACAGTGGAGACATTGTAGGACTGAAAGGTTATTACAATAGTTTGCTTGTGTTTAGAGAACGAGGCATAGACATTGTTATTGGTAACCCATTAGAAGGCTTTCAGTATGTCCCTTACATAAAAGGCATTGGCTGTTCTTCTCGCTTTGGAATAGTAGAAGTCCCTGAACTTGGAATAATGTTTTTAAGTGAAGACGGCATTTATCTATTACAAGGTGGACTTGATGGTGGTGCTAAACTCACTGTAAAGAAAATGACTAACAAACTACCAGACTTGTTTAGCCGACTGAATAAAACTCTGCTACCAAAAGCTGTAGCTGGTTACAGTAGCAAACGTAAAGAAGTTCACTTTTACTTTACAATAGACGGAGCTAATGATAACAATATAGGACTTGTTTATCATTTAGATAGACAAGGCTTCTCACAGAGAGAAGGTTTTCCTGTGAGTTGTTTGACTAATGACTTGGACGGCAACCTTATCTTCGGCCACCAAAACGGCTACACTTCGTTTAACAACGACACGGTTCAGGAAGCTGGACTTTATTTTATTTCAGGCTGTGGAGATATGGGAACAGCTTACCAAGGGTCAGGAGACTTAGGCGTTATCAAACGAGCAGACGGTGGTAGAACAAGCCGCTACCAGTCAGCCACTCACGACTTTGGTTATGGACCACAGAAAAAGTTTATCAAGTATGTTTATCTTTATGTGAGAGCAATGGCTTCACAAGGCTACAAGATAAAGTATTACCTTGATAGAAACACAGACACACCTTATGTGATAGACAGTAAAGACTTGTTCTTCCAACGACCAGAGCAGACAGCACAAGCAGTCTATGGTGGTGGTTCATTTGTAGGTGGAGGAACCTTTGATACTTCCAACTGGGAACACACAGACCTTATCCAAGTTCGTTTCCCTGTAGCACAGAAGGCTTGTTCTTACTTTTCATTTGAGTTGGAGACCACAGGCACAGACACCTATTCAGGTAACATAGTTCTCGTTGGCTACTCATTAGAGTTTAACACGAACAACACTAAAACACGGAGCGGAAGAACCAATGCCCTTTAAACCAAAAGATAGCAAGCACACTATGGGAGACATTTTAGAACCCATAGACTTTGACAAGACTTACGACAAACAAAAAGAACTTGTGAACGGAGGACTGGATAGAGAGAACTTACCAGAAGAAGGCTTCGGTAAAGACCAGTTCTTGCAACATAGTTTTATGAGACATTTCCAAACTTACTTTAAGATGGAAGAAGAGTATGTGGCTACCACTATGCCTTCTGGTCTCACACCAAACGACCTCACTCTTACGACTGCTGGAACTTCTTATGCTAAGTATGCTGGTGGTTGGATAGACACAACCAATGACCGCTACAAGATAGAAGCAGAACTTAAAGAAGGGATGTGTCAAATAGAGATGAACGTCTGGGCGTTTATGAATAAGCCAAATGCTGGTGGTTATTTTAACAGTGGAACCAACAGCGACATTTCTTGGTTTCAGTTCCAACTGGTCTTTAATGGTTCAGTTGTTGCGGAAACAGACAGAGTTCATAAGTGTGCGGCAACCATTCACCTTATGGCTAATGTCCCTTGTTCTGCTGGACCTTGTGAAGTCAAGGTTAGGTGGAGACATAACGGACGACCTAATGGACCCTACTATGAGTTGGGTGCTCCATTATTTTATTACAGCGGGGGCAACCTGCTACTTATCAACAGGTATAGATAAATGAGTAAAGTAGTTAACGATAGTTTTAGAACTAAATACAACCAGACCATAACCTCAGCAGATATGAATGCTAAGTTTACGGACATAAGAACAGCGACGAATGATGGTTCTCCACAAGTGGATGAAGCCAATGTTCGCAACGAAGGAATAGATAGACGCAACTTGGGTCAGACACCCAACCTTACACACTTAGACATAGAAGGGAATGAAATGATAGACGCTCTATCAACTTACACCTTTGACACTATCGCGGGTTCAGGTAACCCTGCGCTTGTAAGGCTGAACCAGACAAGTGGTGGGGGTGCTTCTGTTATTGACTTTGGCTCCGTCATTACTATCAATGGCTCAACCACAACACCAGACCTACTGAGGCTACATTATTCCTTTCTTCACGATAGCTTTGGTGGTGCTGGAGACCCACTTGATGTAGGCGCTGATAGCCGACAGTTCCGCAGTGTTATGGTTATCTTCCCAGCATACTCAACAGACAGTGTAAACTGGTCTTGCTTCCCCAATAGAACTAACTTCTTCCAGTTTAATAGTTCAGGTGTTAGCGCCTCAGAAGTTGGACCCAAAAGAGATAACACGTCAGGAGCAGCAGACAAGTATGAACTCCCTTATCAAGACGATAATGAAAACGTAGGCAAAGACGATGGCTGTGTAATGTGGGACATTGCTACCTTCGCAGACGTTGGAGCAACTAAAATGAAATATCACGGTTGTCTCAACTTTACAAACACCACAGACCTATCACTCCGCTACATTAGTTTCTGGGCGGTAGGACCGCTTATGCTCTCATTAAACTCTACTTATGGTACTGGAAGAACATTAGAAGCTGCTGGTTTAGGTTTATCACCTGTAAAGTTTGAGAGAGCACACTATGCCGCAATGGTTTTATCACCAAAATAGGAGACACTTATGCCATTAGTAATACCACAAACATTCAGCAACGGTGACCCGATAGCTGCTAACCTCGTTAACGAAAACATTAACGCAGTCCAAACCTATGTAAACGGAGGCATAGAACAAGGCGACATAAACAATAAGTTTGAGACACGACACCTAATGAGAGGTGAGTACAACCCTATCCAAAACCAACTAAACCTTATCACAGGAATAATGGGAGGACAGTCTTACTCTTCAGCGCAGTCTTCTTTCACAGGCATTTGCTCTTCACCTTCTGGTGAATGGGATGGGACAGGAACAACTGGTGGAAACATTCTTACACAAGAGACTGACGTTGGTGTAGCCAACACAGGGATAACATTTTATCTCGCACAACCTGCTGATGTCTTCTTTCAGTTCCAAGGCACACCACATTCTACGGCTGTGTCTAACCTCAAAGATAGTGTGAAGGGTGGCTACCGAAGAACAAGGTTCTACATTTATCTTGACGGTGTAAAGCAAAGTCATTCATTGATGACAACTTGGGACGAGAGCAGCGCCCCTTACAAAACGAGAATGCCTTTGTCTTCGTTCTGGGCTTACACTGGCTTAGCAAAAGGCTTTCACACATTTGATATCAAAGGCTTTACAGACACAAAGTATTCTTTGATGTTTACTTGGAGCACAACTCTGGAGGCATTCTATCAGTTGCCTTCCGGAGCAAGTAACCCAACTAACCCCAGCGACAACCCAACTTAGGAGAAATAACAATGGCTGACGACATGACACAAAAACAACGATACGACATCTTCACAGGAGCAACGCAAGGTGCTACTGCCGGAGCAGGCTTAGGCTTTGCTGTAGGTGGACCTGCCGGTGCTGCTATTGGAGCAGGCATTGGTGGCGTAGGTGGTCTCATTTATGAGGGCATTCAGGGACCAAGTGAGTACGAACAACAGAGAGCAAAAGAAATAGAAGAACTGAAACGCCGACAAGAGTTAGGCATTCTTGGTTTGACTGACGAAGAACGCTCTGTGTTGGAAGCACAAATGATAGACCCCATTAGAGCACAGCAACGAGGCGCAGCCTTACAGCAACAAGCAGCTATGGCTTCTATGAACGCAGGTCCAGCAACCGCAGCACGAATGGCTGTTGGAGAACAACAAAGAATAGCAGAGCAACTACAACCAAGCATAATAGAAATGGAACGAGCAGACTTGGCAAAGGCAGCAGCAGAAGAAGAACTTCTTATGGCTTTGACCCGAGAGAGTAGTGCTGATGTAGAGAAGTCCAAGCAAGCAATGTATGGCTCAATGCTAAACGCAGCAAGTGCCGGACTAAACCTAAGAGCACAAGGACAGAAGGAAGCTCAGTTAGCAGGACAAGCTAAGGCTAACGAAGAGTTTAATAAAATGTTCCAGACGTATGCTACGAGCCCCAATGCTGACCCAGCAATGACTATGTTATTGATGCAAGCTTACGGGATAGGCACACCAATGGCTACAACACCTGCGACAATAACAACACCAACAACAGGAACTCCTGCGGGAAAGTAACAACCCCTGTTGCACCCGCCCAACCAGCGACAGGGGAAATAAACACACCCACTCAAGGTCTTACTACTCCTATCGCCCCAACACAGGGCTCTCAGCTTACTGGAAAGGAGCCAATGTTTAACCCATTACAGCCACCGGTAGGACTGACTACTAAAGACCCGCCGTTAGGAGTTATGCCTACAACGATAGAAACTCCAGTTATTGCTGGACCAGCAGCAGAAGATGTAGCAGCCACTGTCTTTTCACCTGAAAGACTAATGGAGTTAGAAGCAATGGGCTTTGATGTTCCAGCCAGCTTGCGGTCAAAAGCTACCGCACAGTCCAGAAGAATAGCGTTTAACCCTTTGACCTTTGACCCTAACTCTACACCAGAAGCAATGCTGAAACGAGAGACTGCTGAGGAACTCGCATTTAGATATGATGACCTTGACGTCAATGTGTTGATGGAGCAACCACAAGGAGTGTTGGACGACATTGCTATCAGAAGAACACAAACAATAACCAAACCTGTGCTTCGCAACAAACCAAACCCAGACGGTTCTTTCTCTAACCAAACAGAGATAGTTATGGTAGAAGAACCGAACCCAGAGTGGACCCAGACCAAGTCATTGTTCCGCAGAGGACCAGACGGTGAGGTTGTTCCAGAACAACAGACAGACTTATTCCTGCTTGGACTATCAACAACTGGTAATGAAAGAGCGGCAGAAGTGTATAACAAACTATTTACAATAGACGATGCAATAGAAGAAATAGAACAAGCAAGGGTAGAAGGAATGCCCGTGTCTTCTAACTTCGCAAGACAAGAAAGAATGAAAATGGTAGACGAGCTTATTACTTTAGGTTACACCGAGAGTGAGATAGAGCAACTTATTCGTCAACACCGTAGCCTACTACAAGGAGAAAGATAATGGCCCCACCAAATGAAAGAACAGTAAAAGGAACAGCTTACGGCAATGCTAACGCTTACCTGTTTGCTTACCACCAAACCTCAACCCAACAATACACTCAGATGTTGCAGATGGTTGTGGCTCAACAACAGTTAGAGTTAGGGAGAGCAGAGGTTCTTCGCAAACAACTTGCTGACCTTGACGACCGCATTGTTGCCTATGAAAAACTTGCGGCTTCTTTTGAGACACCCAAAGGTGGAGGCGGAGGAAGCGGAACAACTAAAAACTTTATGTTGCAAGCTGAGATGGAGATAGCTACTCTTCGTGCTAAAGAAGATAGCACCAAGGCAGGCATTGTAGAAGAAGTGGGTAGAGATACTTATGCTAACCAGTCTTCTATCAGTCAGTTCTTATCCAAGTCAGGTGACCGTTCCATTATTATTAATGCTGGTGGTGGTAGCACAGACAACCTTGTTGCTGAGTTAGACGACGCTTACTACACAAACATTCTTGATGCTGAGGGTTCTAAGAACTCTATTGCTAAGCAAGACGCAGCAGCTAAACTATTACAGCAGGTAAGCACAGAGCTTACACGAGCAGGTGTTACAGGCACAGAAAAAGATAAAGTTATCCACAAGATAGGGATAATGTCTGGTGTTCTTACAGCAGGTGATGTTCCTTCTGGAGCAACAAGCACTAAAGTTAGAACAGCATTAGGTCCTTCGGGAATGTCCGCCGCAAGAAGTGCGGAGATAGACACCCGTTTATCAGGCAGCGGCATTGGTTTCCTTGACGAAGATAGTGGTGTTGAGAAGCCAGACAAGTCAGGCAACTTTACTAACGCTGAACTTATTCGCTACAGAGGAGCAACAGGAGCAAGAACATTTGGTGGTTCTCGTGCTAAGCAAGTCATTACCCAGTCAAAGAAAGACCAAGCATTAGACAACGTTCTTGTAGGTTTATTGCGAGACGACGGTGAGGCTGAACCAAGTGACGATGAAAGACAGTTTGCTTCTCAACAAGTAATGGGTATTATCAAAGGCGATAAAGCTTACAAAGGTTTGATAGGTGAGGATGGTGAGGTTGACTTTGATAAACTATTCCGTTCTCGTGTTGGTGCCTCCACAAGAGTTCAGCAAGCAGCAGAGCTTGGAGCATTACAGACAGAGAGAACTGCTGTTAGACGACAACTATCAGGAGCCGTTGGCAAGCCTATGACCCCAGAGCAAATGCTTGGTAGAGCAGGACAGCTACGAGACCAACCTATCCCAGCAGGAGTGCCGGATAGAGAACGAGTTCCAGACCCAGCAGAAGCAATGCGAATGGCTATGACGCCACAACAAAGAATGCAAATGGACTATATGAGTGAGGCTACTGGTCTTTACAAGAATGGAAAAAGAGCCATTACAGATAGGGGCAGCAGCGATAGTATGCTTTACCAGTCAGCAAAAGAAAAGTTAGAAAAGGGTGAGATAACAAAGGCAGAGTTGTTTGAGTATCTAACCGGTGAAGCTAACACAGTCTACAGCGACATTGATAAAGCAAGGACCGGAACCAAGAAAGCTTTGCAACAAATATACCTTGACGACATTCGGGCCTTTGATGTGTCCGCTAACCCAGTAGGAGAGTAAGCAATGGCTGAACCAACACCACAAGTTATCATAGATAATGCTATGGAGAGTGAGTGGAACTACGCCACAGAACTCAACGACCAAAGTTATCTACAACTATTATTACAACAAGCACAACAAATGGAAGCGGGCACTCTATCACCAGAGGGTGTAGAACGAGCAAGAGACCCCTTCTCAGCCACTCCAGAGTTGCTCCAGTCTGTTGACCCTACCGCCACGCCAGAAGCCCTTCAGGCAGCAGAGACGGCCGCCTTTCCTACAGGTAGAACAGGCAAGCCTACACCAGCAGAAGCAGACACACCAGCAGGCATAGAAGAAGCAGCAATAGAAGCAGGAACTTTCTTTTCTCCTGAGTATCGCATTCAGCAAAGAATGTTAGAGCAAGGTCTTGTTGACGCTGAAGTAAATGCTTTCCGTAGTTTGTTCCAAGCTTACCAAGCAGAGGGTGATAGTCCTACTGTTGCTATGAGAAAAGCAAGACAGGAAATATCTATTATCACTGGTGCTTACTACACACCGTCAGGACAAATGACCCCTGCTGAACCAACAACAAAGGGTGAGTTCCCTTTCCCAACACAACCAGAAGAACGAGGTGCGTTTGAGAAGCAGCTTGTTGAGAGCCCCTCGCAAGTAGAAGCAAGAAGCAAAGCACGTAAGGCAGGTGAAGAAGAGTATCAAAGACTGAAGGGAAGTTTTAACTTGGAAGCCTACGACATTGTGTTTGACGAGAACGACCAACGCAGACCTGTTGAGGAAATAGAACGACGACAAAGAGAAGCAAGACTACCGGTCAATGCTAACATAGACTTTGACACAATGAGCCAGCAGTTAGAAGATAGGTTTAAAGCTGAAGACCTCGGTGTTGTAGTGAAGCAAGCATTGGACTATCAACTAAAAGCACAGGGCAAACCTATTCCAAAGAGGGGAGAGCCAGACTACGGCGACTACACTCGCGCACAGGTAGCTATGTCGGACCATTTCATAGCACAGGTTTTCCAAGAAGAAATGGGACAGACCATTGACCCACGCAAAGCTACACTCACAGACAGGTTTGTAAAGGACTTGTTTACTGAAAAGAAAGCAGACGGTTCAGTCCAAGAGAGCAGCACAGCAGCAGGGTTACGAATAGCTGGTGGTCTTATCCGTCCAGTCTCAAACCTTATCATAGGTGGAATGACCTATGAGGTAGACGAAGAAGGTAATGTTGTTGACGAAGACGACATAAACTACAAGCTGTCTGAAACAGTTGCTGAGTTAGTTGACGACGATAGCGTACTTGGTTACATAGGTTATCTTACACCAGCCCAACCAATAGTTAGAAAGGAAGGAGCAAGAGAGAGCGGTTATGTTTCTCACGATACATTCTTAGACGCAACACTACACGACATCAAGGTTGGTAGGTTTCTTGGAGACGACTTTGTTTCTATGCCTTTCCTTGCAGAAGGTTTAGGAGAATATCTTAACACAGACGGTGAAGCAGCAGCTATGTCGTTAGGTCTTATCACAGAGATAGGCTTACCACTCACACCAGCAGGTGCTGTGGGGATGTCGGTCAAAGGTGTAGGAATGGGAACCGGTGCCATTGGTAAAGCTACCAAGGTTGTTACTCGTGGTAAGAAAGGACAGAAGCTCTCAGAGACAGGAGCCTCAATAGATAAAGCAGGAGAGGCACTTCTTCCTGAAAACTTATTACAGACCTCAACAAACTACTACCGCTTTAAGCAGTTGGAACGAGCCAAAAGTGAAACAGGAATGCAAGGAACTTTATCTATCAGTGAAGGCGCTGCTCCACGAATGGCCCGAGACTTTGACTACTCCGTTACTGACGACGCAGGAAAGTTCTCAAAAGAAAAGTATGATAAACTAAAAGCAACAACACCAGACGGAGAGCGTGCTATCAGTGAAGCAGCAAGCATTCACCAAGAGATAGACGACCTCGCAAGAAACATTGATAACATAAGTGATGAAGAACTGAGTGCTTTCTTAGCACGCAATGAAACAGGAGCAAAGGTCCAACAGCCACAAGGTGTAGGCACAGCTTCCTTTGAGGCTATTAGTGTTGATGACTTTCGTGCCTTGTTGAGTGAGCCGCAGGCTGGAGTGCCTGCTCTTAAGACTTCATTCACTTATGAAACATTCCAAACATTCTTGGCTAACAAAGTTCCTAAAGAGTTTATCTTTGTAACACCAACTATGGTTGCTAAGACCTCAGCCTACAGACAAGTCTATCAAGACGTACAACAACAGATGACTAACCTCTTCAGTAAGTTTAAGAAGGTAGACGGCGGTGTTCGTTTCACTGGAAGTGTGGATGAAATGGCCGCAATGGAAGAAGTAGTAAGACTACGAGGCTTAAACATTGACCCAGAGTTTGTTCTTACACCGGTCCAAGTAGGTAAGCTGAATGATGTAATGAAAGAAGTTGCGATAGAACAAACACTACTCGCAAGAGGTGAGGGTGGTAAGATAGGATATGTTAGCGACCAAGCTTATGCTAAACTAAACATTCCAGAAGCAAGAAGATATCAAGGCACCATTACAAGCCAAGCATTATCTCCCATTGCTCTCTCAGGAATGACCGGTCTTGCTGTCGCTGGACCAGCCGGAGCATTGGTTGGTTTAGCTGCTGTGCCTATGGTAAAACTATTATCAAACATTCCAGTTGCTGGTAAGGCTGCGAAGGTAGTTGACAACATTATCACAGGGGTCTCAAAGTATGCGATAGACGCAGCAGAAGCAGGCCAGAACGCCACGCGGACAGTTGGGGGTAGGGTAGGTAGCTATTTCTTTGGGAAGCCCAAAATAACCGAAACTATGCCGATAGAAATGAAAAGACTTTTGGAAGGTGTGAAGGGTGAAGTGAGAGCTATCCCAAGAAACTTGGTTATGGAAATGAGTGAAGAGATAAAGAACGGGGTTGACCCTGTTGTTGTCTTTGAGAGCAAGTTAGCACAAGCCATTACAGATAACCCACGCTATGATATTGTTATCGCAGGACAGAAGTTAGCTGACCCCATTCAGGGAGATGACTTGTTTAGCATTGACTTTATCCGTGGTTTCTTTGGAGACGACATAAAGTTTTTGACTGACGAAGAGATACTACGCTTTGGTTTCGGTGGCTCGGTAACTATTACTGACGCACCATTAGCAACTATGCGTTCAGGCATTGGTAAGTTGCGGTCAAGGTTTACACAGTTAGAGAACCGTGGCTTTGGTGGTAAGTTTATGGGAGATGACTTTGCTTCTTACTCTACATTATTTATTTTAGAAAGCAGAGCTAAGGCTGTGCTTGATAGCAGACTAACCAACGCTTTACAAGAGGACGCATTCCTACAGCAGACTATGGCTACACGAAAGGTTGGTGTTGAGGCTACAGTAGAAGAGACACGAGCATTAGATGTAGAAGCATTCGGTCGTGAGTTTGTGGGAGAGGTAGACCGGTCGGCTGCTATCGTAGCAAGAGTTAAAGCAGATATGAAAGCAGGAACAACAAACATTCTTGGACCTGACGGACAACCAATAGGACCAGCAGTAGCACCACAGCTTACTGTTGTAGAACAAGCACAGCTACAAGGTGTAGTCGGTAGGTTCCAAAGAGTTGTAGAAGGTAATGCTAACGCTATCACCAAAGGATACTTTAACGGAAAGAAAGAAGCTATGCTACAAGCAGGACTTGACGAAATGGTTGAGGCTGTTATTAGAGGAGACGACTACTACACCATCATAAGAAACTATGAAGACAATGTTATTAGAACTCTTGTAAGCGACACACTTGTAAGTGATGTCAAAGCGTTGAGCGATAAACTGGCTGATGTTCCTTCTGTGAAGGAGGCACTCAAGCTATTGGGTGAAGACCAAAACGTTGACGGCATTATCCGTGGAGCATTGATAGACGCACTGAAGGTAGAGGACTTTTCTCTACAAGGTCAGGCATTCTTATCTGCTCTGGAAAGAAATGGAATGGTTGTCAACAAGACTACATTCGGTAAGGAAAGCGTCAAAGCATTACAGCCTAACATAGTTGCTCTCGGCGACAGTGGCTACATTATGATAGGCAACAAAGGTGTACGCCAAGCCTATGATGACTTGGTGAATAGCTTCAGGACAGGCAACTATCAGCAAGCTATTGAGAGCCTCAACACAAGAAGCTTAACACTTGGAGACTATGCTGCTAACAGAGTAGGACAGTTTATCAATGGTGTGTCTCGGTCTATGAGAAATGGTTTGCTCGCAGGTAAATACATTTACAATGGTCGTTACTTGGGAATAAATAACATTAGTCAGCCATTCATTATGGCTACAACCACACCTAACTTTGTTGGTCGTGCGTTGCAAAGAACCTTGACTAACATAGCAACCTTAGGCATTGACCCTATTGCTTTGACAAACACACTCAAGAGAGCAGGGACAGCATTGCCCGCTGGTGGTTTAGCAACTGGTGCTACCATTGGTGGTCTAATGTTTGGTGCTCCCATCGCTGGTGGTGTAGCAGGGGCAATAGCAGGGACAGCATTGTTAGCCAAGGGAGACCTAACCGCTGTGGTCTCAAGAGCATTTGAGAACTTCTTGATGAAGAACCCAAGCACAAGAACACCGCTTGGAGTTTTCTATGGCGCAAACAAAATGGACGAGGTTTATTTTACTGACGCATTCGGTAAGCAATGGACTGGCTCTATGCTGAATGACGCTATCAAACGCAACGACATTTATCTTACTCAGGTTTCATATGAGTTTGGTGAAGACGCTATTGAGGACATTGTAAAGGCAGCAAGAGTTGGAGCACAAGGTAAGGGAGACTACACTTCTATTGCTAAGGAAGCTTTGACTTATCTCTTACCAAACAAGAAAAGCTTTGCTAACATTTTAGCTGAGGAGACAGACCTTGCGTTTAGACAGCAGGTGTTTGTTGCCGGCTTGGGAATGGGACTACCAGAAGACCAAGCAGCAGCATTGGCGAGAGCCTCACTGTTTGACTACGGTGCTATCAACAATAAGTTGGAACGAGAGTATGCTCGTAAGTTCTTTTTATTCTATGCCTTTATGAGACAGTCAGGGTTGGAGACAACCAAAGCAATGCTATCTCCAAACAGAGCAGCTATCATTGGGACACAAGCACGGTTCGCAAACAACCAAAAGAAGAAAGCTGAGTTAGACATTCTACTACAGAGTACACCTTTTGCTACACAAAGAAGAAAGCAACTTGCTTCGTCTTATGCCTATGTTACGAACGCTTATCAGCAACACTACTATGCTATGTACGGACCAGCATTCCCAATGGTTGAGAGTTATCTACAGCTACAGGATATGATGGTGAATGTAGCGAAGCTTGATATTATCTCACCAGCATTAGCAACAGCCGCTGGTTCTTCTCCGCTTACACAACTTGCTTCACAAGAGCTTGTGGAACTACGCAGTGGTAAGAGCGACATAGCACCACACGGTTATCTAAGAGATAGAGACCTCGTAGCTATGCAAGGACTGGGGCTGCTAACCAAAGACAACTTAGACTTCTTTGACTTGGAGCCAGCAGAGCCACCAAGTAGAGCAAGCTTTACAGTTGCCGGTGATGTAGAAGGACTACCAGCAGAACCACAGTTATTCCCTGAAGGCTACAGACTTAGGTTCGGTAGCAAGGAAGGTCAAACAAGATACAGAATAATGAAAGGCATTGGCGCAGTAATGGCTATTGACCGTTCACTTATGGACTACACCAGCAGTCAGGTGGTAGGCGATAGAGTTGTAAATGACGAGGACGTAAAGTATCGTCAGCTTAGTGATGGCTCTTATGAACTCTACTATCGTGGGTTGCAAACACCTATCAAAGTTCCTACTTACTTACAGATGGAACTTGACATTCTTAACAAACAACTTCGTGACCTACAAGGGGCAACGAAGGGAACCAAACAACGGAGAAAAAAGTGAAACAAAAAAATAGAAAAGTTTTAGTAGCAGTCGCACCAGCAATAATGAAACTGGCCCTTAAAGCCATTCGTTATGCGAAGGACGGCTACACCCCTGAAGAGGCAAGAGACTTAGGTGAGAGCCTACTGACGCTTGCTATTACGTTCATTACATTAGCACAAGAGGAGAACTAACATGCCAAAAGTAAATGGAAAAAAATATGCTTACACTACCAAGGGTAAAGCAGCGGCCAAGAAAGCTATGGACGCAAAGAAGAAAGCAGCTAAGGCTAAAAAAGCTAAAGCTTCTAAGAAAAAAAAAAGTAAGAGGATGTAGTTGTGGCAAGTAAAAATACACCTACAAATAAAAAGCTCTACGCATCAGTCAAGGCTGCGGCAAAGAAGAAGTTTAAAGTTTATCCTTCTGCTTATGCTAACGCTTGGCTTGTGCGCGAATACAAGAAGCGAGGTGGTGGTTACACTACCACTAAGTCAACGAAAGGGAGGAAAGCCAGTGCCCCAAAAAGCAGGAAAAAAAGCAAAAGCAAAAAAAGGTAGAGGTGGACTTGGCCGATGGTTCAGCGAAGAATGGGTTGATGTCAAGACTGGTAAACCTTGTGGTAGGTCTGGTAAAAATGATAAGAGAAAGTCTTACCCAGCCTGCCGGCCAAGCAAGCGAGTTAGTTCTAAGACACCGAAGACTACGAAGGAGATGTCTGCTGCCGAGAAACGAAAGTTTAAGAAAGCTAAGACCTCGTCAAAGAAGATACCGTATCAACACAAGAGGAAGAAGAAATGAGTTTCGTAAGAAATAAACTTTACAGTAAAGAATACATTGGACTGTCTGTAGCATTTGACACCACCTATGGGACAAGTAAGAAGCAGGTGGTGAACTTGTTTCCTACCGCTGACTACACCTACGACCATAGTGTTGCTTGGTCTGGAAACATTCAGTTGATAAGAGTTATGGGAACCCTCACTGGTGGAGCAAGTGATAACATTACTCTCTGTGCTTACAAGAACCAAGACGGCACAAGGTTAGTCATTGAGCCTACTCAAGCCTCTCTTGTCC